CATCGCGCTACACCAAGGCATTGGCTCGTTCAATGGCTCAAACCAAGCAGATCAAGGCTGCGGCGATTCTGAACAATGCGTTCAGCACCGGTAGCCCGATTGGTGATGGTGCAGCACTTTGTTCTGCCGCTCACCCATCTCTGTCTGGCAACCAGCGTAACCTGCTCTCCACAGCGGCGGATCTTAACGAAACGTCACTAGAGCAGATGCTGATTGATATCGCAGGCTTCACCGATGAGCGTGGGCTCAAGGTTGCTGTACGCGGTATGAAGCTCATCATTCCGAAGGAACTTCAGTTCATCGCAGAGCGCGTGATGAACTCAAACCTTCGTGTTGGCACCGCCGACAATGATGCGAACGCCATGAAGAACATGGGCATGATCCCAGACGGCGCAGTGGTTAACCACTTCCTGACCGACACAGATGCATTCTTCATCAAGACTGATGCACCTAACGGCTTCAAGATGTTTAACCGCTCACCAATCAAAAGCTCCATGGAAGGGGATTTTGATACTGGCAACATGCGCTTCAAGGCACGTGAGCGTTACAGCTTCGGTGTATCCGATTGGCGTTGTGTTTTCGGGACACCCGGTGCATAATCGTCTTGTGAAACGGACGTAGCGAAAGGGCGGCAGTATTGCCGCCCTTTCTTTTTTGTTATATATTGATTTTGGGCGTAACTCAGCTTTGTAGACAGGATCATGCCCACCTGACATTGCACGGACTACAAAGCGAAACCTTGTGCAAAGGGTGTTAATATGGCTTCGACTACTTTTTCAGGTCCAGTGACCTCTACCGCCGGTTTTATTTCGGGATCGGACTCTCTTGTATCTGTAACTGCTGACGCAACATTGACCTCTGCGGCCAACGCGGGTCGTACAATGGTCTTAGGCGTAGCAAGCGGTGCAACCGTCACTCTTCCGGCGGCTAGCGGGACAGGAAACATCTACAGGTTTTTCGTATCGACAACCGTTACGTCAAACAACTATATCATTCAGGTTGCTAATGGCGACGACACAATGGCGGGTGTAGCGATTGTTGCTAACGACTCAGACAACTCTGCATCTATCTTTGAAACTGCCGCGACAAGCGACACGATCACCATGAATGGCACGACTACCGGTGGTCTTCTTGGGGCTACAATTGAAATTCAAGATGTAGCGTCGAATGTGTTTTCAGTAGTTGCCCGCGGCGCAGCAACAGGCACCGAAGCTACTCCTTTCTCTGCCGCTGTTTCATAAGAGGCTTATCATGGGTAAGCTCAACGGTGGTAAAAAGTCTGTCAAGAAGGCTGTAAAGGCCGTCAAGAAGGCTACGAAAAAGAACGGAGAGTAAGCTATGGCAGGCTCTGATGTAAGGACGAAACGGATTACTGGCACTGGATCACTCGGTGTCGGTCCCGCTCGTATTAGACAGATACAGTTAAAAACTGCATCTGGGACTCCAAGACTCACCATTACAGATGGTTCCGGCGGCGCTACAGTCTTAGACTTAGACTTCAACGCTTCTGACACACATTCTGTAAACATCCCTGCTGAAGGTATTAGAGTTACTGACATCTTTGTTGGCACTCTAACCAACATTACAGCAGTAACCTTCTTTTTTAACTAGGTGAGTCATGGCTTCGCGTGACGATAAGATGCCGAAGCGAAACAAAAAAAATTTCCGCCCCACAAAATCTGGGGCGGGAATGACTAAAGCTGGGGTTGCGGCGTACCGAAGAGCAAACCCCGGCAGTAAATTGCAGACCGCAGTGACCGGTAAAGTTAAGAAGGGCAGTAAGGCTGCAAAAAGACGTAAGTCCTTTTGCGCTCGTTCCGCCGGTCAAATGAAAAAGTTTCCTAAAGCAGCTAAAAATCCAAATAGCCGCTTACGCCAAGCTAGGAAGAGGTGGAAATGTTGACGTGGGACAAACTTGCTCCGGCGCTAATCCTCACCGGAATTGGTTGGCTGTCTATGGAAATGTCTGTCGTAAAGACAGATTTAGCAGTTTTGGCTGTTCAGCTAGAAAACGTTGAAGAAAAAATTGCGTCCAACAACGCAATGATTACTCCTATGTGGGAAGATTTTCTTTTGGAGAAGTCTGATGACTATGTCGCGTGGAACAATGACTAGGCAGGTCAATACAGGGCCCAAGCCTAAAAAAATAAAGCCAACTTATTTTAGGAAGGGTGGCGGTGTCAGTAGGAAAAGCAAAGGGTCTAAAATTTGTCCGGAAGGAAAAGCATGGGCTAAACGGACGTTTGATACATACCCGTCGGCGTATGCAAACTTGGCCGCATCAAAATACTGTAAAGACCCCAACTACGCTAAAAAGTCAAAAGGCGGAAAGCGAAGAGGGAAGTAATGGGTGAGCTTCAAAAATGGTTGAAGCAAGACTGGGTAAGGATTGGCAGTGACGGCTCAATCAAAGGCAAGTGCGGCACTTCAAAGGACAAGAAGAACCCTGACAGGTGCCTACCGCGGGCTAAAGCAAACAGCCTTACCAAATCTCAACGTGCTTCCACGGCTAAGAAAAAGAAAAGAGAAGGTGCCCGCGGCAGGACCGTTGTCTCTAATACAAAGGATGCCAAGGTCAGAAAGATGGCGAATGGCGGTGCTGCTGTACCAGCGACAAAAGCAAAACGGCCATTCAGGGGCAAATCTGTTCGCGGCACAGCAGTCGCCAGAGGCTGTGGGGCAGTTCTACCTAACCGCCGTAAACGAACAAAGGGCTCCGTCACACAGGCATAAGAGAACGTCATGCTCCCTAATTTTGAACTGGAGCAAGCGATTGTGCAAGAAATGCGCGATTGGTCTTCGCATGCTCTGCAAAAAATAAACCCCAATTACAACAATTTGCCCGCTTGCCCCTATGCTAAAGCCGCATGGGAACAAGACAAGGTGGGCTTTTCTTTTAAGTATAGTAAAGATTGGCAAGATCTTTACACCTTAATTTCTCAATGGGATGACAGCAAAGACGTTGTAATTCTTATAGATTTTTGCCCTTTGCCGATAGATGAGATGGACAATTATCTTAACATGTTGAACGAGATGATATCTGAAGGCATTTTTATAAATAAAGACATGTTTTTAATGGGGTTCCACCCAGACGATGAAGACAATGATCTTTTGGATGACGAAGGATTTGAAAGCGCAATATCGACCTCAGATGTTTCATATGCTATGATCTTCTTGCAAAGACTGACTAAGTTGCAAGAAGCTTCGGATGCCCTTAGAGTAAAAGGGTACTATGACAATTGTGAAGAGTATTATGATTCTTCGCAACTATATGAAAACCGTAGATTCCTATACAGGAGATTGAAAGATGCGGAAAAAGGCCAAGAAGATGATGCGCGGCGGAGCGGCTAAAAAGGCGGCTCCAAAGATGATGCGCGGCGGCGGCATGGCTAAAAAGCCTCTTATGATGCGCGGCGGCGGCATGGCTAAAAAGAAGATGAAACGTGGTGGCAGGGTTAAGAAGTAACCATGGCTACTTCGGGGTCAAAAAACTTTGAGCTTCAAGTCGATGAATACATCGAAGAAGCTTTTGAGCGGTGCGGGTTAGAGTTCAGGACGGGATACGATGCCCGCACCGCAAAACGTTCCCTCAATCTGCTTCTTGCGGATTGGGCTAATCGTGGCTTGAATCAGTGGACGATAAAGCAAAGAACGCTTTCTCTGACCGCCGGTACAAGTGCGTATGCTTTAGGCGCAGATGTTATTGACGTTCTTTCTTTAGTTTGTCGGCGCAGTAGTTCTGATCTGAACATGGAAAGGTTAAGCCGCGACAACTATTTAGTAATCCCTTCAAAGTCAACACAAGGTCGCCCCAGTCAATTTTTCTTAGATCGTCAAGTTACGCCGTCTTTAAAACTTTACCCTACGCCAGAAAATGCCACTGACACTATCGTGTATGATGCCTTGGTCCGAATGGATGATGCAGATAGTTACACGAACACCATGGATGTTCCGTTTAGATTTTACCCGTGCCTTGCCGCGGGTTTAGCATATTACATTGCAATGAAACGGGCCCCAGACCGCATTCAACTTTTAAAAGCGGTGTATGAAGAAGAGTTTGAAAGGGCTCGCACTGAAGACAGGGACCGCTCATCCTTTAGTGTTTCTCCGCAATACCAATATTTACGAGTTAACTGATGGGGAAGTTTGCTTCAGGAAAACGTTCTTATTTTATTTCTGACCGCTCTGGGCAACGATATCCATACAGAGATGCACGTAGGGAATGGACGGGGGCGATTGTAGGGCCGGATGAGTTTGAGCCTAAACATCCGCAACTCAACCCTGTTCGGAATTTATCTGAGCCGCAGGCTTTGAGAGATGCGCGGCCAGACAGGACGGAGCCCGCGGTAGAACAATTATTAACACGCGATCCGTTTACGTCTGGTTCGTCAGGAACTGCCGTAATTACGGTGACTGAAATAAATCACGACAGAACGACAGGAGATGTTGTTCGATTTAGGAATGCAAATGGTTTTGATGGGTTCACTAAAAGTGTTTTGGAAGGCTCTTCGGGGTTTTCTATTACGGTTACGACCTCTGACGCCTACACCTTCACCGCCTCATCCGGCACAGCAGCCACGGGTAGTCAACGCGGGGGCGGTGAAAATGCGACTGCCGGGCCGGTGACTTTGGAGAAGTAAATGTCTTTTACTTACGCAGAATTGAAAACAGCTATTCAAGATTTTTGTGAAAACACAGAAACATCTTTCGTGACAAATCTGCCTACTTTCATAAAAACAGCGGAAAGCCGCATTTTTAAATCTGTAGACCTAGAAGTTTTTCGTAAAAATGTAACCAGCGCAACCACTACGAGCGACAGGTTTTTGTCGTTGCCGACAGACTTTTTAGCTTCGTTTTCTTTGTCTATAACGAACAGCAGTTCCAAAGAGTTTCTTTTACAGAAAGACGTAAACTTCATTGAAGAATATAATCCTAATGCTTCAACCACAGGAACGCCTAAATATTACGCTTTGTTTGATGTTGACAATTTAATTTTAGCACCAACACCTGACGCCATTTATACGTGTGAGTTTCACTACTATTACAAGCCCGCTTCTTTAACCGCCGGGGCCGATTCCGGCACAACATGGCTGAGTTCTAATGCGCCTAATGCTTTGCTTTACGGATCTTTGTCGGAAGCGTATATTTACATGAAAGGTGAGCCGGACATGATGCAGCTTTATGAACGAAGGTTTATAGAGGAGTTAGGAAGAATTAAGGATTTGGCCGAAGCTAGAGAAAACACGGATGCGTACCGTGTTGGCTTGCCAAACCGGCCTCGGACATAAGGAGAATAAACGATGGCTACAGCAAACGCAGCAACCAGTTTTTTGGAAAACAGGCTTCTTAGCTTTATTTTCAAAAACAATGCCGCATCTTTTAGTACACCGGGCGACAACATTTTTGTTGGGCTAGCAACAGCGGTATCCAATTTTGATGATTCCACGGGTGAATCAGCGGCGAGTCCAACAATCACCGAAGCAACCTTTACCAACTATCAAAGAGTGCAGGTGGCCGCATCAGATTGGACACTAACCGCTGATACAGCCGACACGCAGACCTGTAAGAACACCAACAACATAAATTTCGCAGCGTCCGGTGGAACAAACAACACAATTACTCATGTGTTCATAGCAACTCATCAGTCAGATAGTTTAGACACGCTGGGATCTGGCGGTAACGTCCTGTTCATAGGTGCGCTGGACGCAAGCAAGGCAATCGCTACCGGCGACATCTTCCGCATCAACGCGACAAATCTAACTATTGAGTTGAAGTAAAATGGCACTGGTTCTGAAGGACCGCGTCAAGGAGACGACTAGCACCACCGGCACTGGCACATACACTTTGGCCGGTGCCGTTTCTGGTTTTGAGGCGTTCTCTGAGATAGGTAACGGCAACACGACATATTACGCCTGTACGGACGGCACTGACTTTGAGGTCGGTATCGGCACTTATACGGCGTCCGGCACGACGTTAGCTCGTACAACAATCCTTCAGTCCAGTAACTCTGACAACGCCGTAAGCTGGAGTTCCGGCACCCGCACCATCTTCTGTACGCAGCCAGCAGAGAAGGCTTTATTCCTAGACGGAGATGACGTAGGTCGTACAGAAACCATAGAACTGGCTGGCGGCGCAACCTACGATCCGCCGGGTAGTAGCGGCTCTGATACTGCTACAGATGTTGCGATTGCGTTACTAAGCGGCAAGCGCATCGTTATG